ATTATTGGGAAATCAATGGAACAACAGAACCACAATTATTTGCAGGACATCCAAACTTCAAACACAACATTGTTGCTACAGCACATCGTTCAAGATTATCATCATTACAAATAGAAGAGAGACCAAGATAATGCCAAACAAAGCTGCTAAAATGAGAAAACAAGAACGAAGAAAGAAAAACGATTTACTAAATAAATTTGGTAGAACTAAAAAACAAATAGCCAGATTAAAGAGAAAATAGATGGCCGTTCAACAAATCATAGGAAAAAAGATTACGAAGTTTGATACTTCAAATCCTAATTTTAGAGAGACACCTAAACCTAAACAAGAGATAAATGGTAATGTTCAAGATGATGAAGATGTTTATGGTGAACGAAAACATACTTATACACCTGAACCAAATGGTAATTTACAAATGGAACAAATGATGGGTAAGTTGATGAATAAATTAGATAACTTTGATACACCAAGTCAAACAGGTGTGAAAGCCATTGAAGTGGATATTAAAAAAGAGATTGCAATTGGTAAAGCTGATATGAGTAGTATTAAATCAGAAGAAGTAAAAGGTAAAGTCAATAATAAACTTGATAAACTTAAAAAATTGAGAAGACGAAATGGCCGTTAATAAAATTACAAACAAAGGTGTGGTGAATAAAGAATTAGTTAATAGAGCAAATGAAGTATCCACTAAAGCAACTACAATCCGTGGTAATAGAGAAACCAGTTTTGTACCTGGTAATAATTTTTCCGATAACTTTTCAATCACTTTAAAGGATGTTGATACAGCAGTTTTAAATCACGTTAAAAATGTAATGAAACCAAGAGTTAGGGAAGCTAATGAAACTTTTAAAATACCTGTTTATTATGGTAATGAAGAAAGATGGAAAGCAGTTAGAAAAAGAGGTGTATTGAGAGATAAAAATAATTCATTAATTTTACCGTTAATTATGTTAAAACGAACTGAGTTATCAAGAAATGAATTATCTGGTCAATCCTTTCAACATGATGTAAGAAGAAATTCAGTGGAGGTTGTTAGAGCTAATAAATGGAGTAAAGACAATCAATATGATAGATTTTCAGTTCAACAAGGAGTTCAACCAGTTTATGATGTAATTACAACTGGAATGCCAAATTATGCTGATATAACTTATGAATTTATTCTTTGGACTAATTTTATTGAACAAATGAATCCATTGGTAGAATCCTTTGTAGACCAATCAAATACATATTGGGGCGATGGCACAAATAATAAATTCTTATGTGTACTTGAAAACATATCAGACGCCTCAGAAATGAATCAAGATGGTGAGAGATTCATTAAATCAACATTTACAGTTACTTCAAAAGCTTATTTATTACCAGAATATTTAAATTCTGTAATTACAAACAAAGTATCCAATATGAAAAAATTTACCACACCTTCACGAGTTACTTTCACTCAAGAAGGTGATGCAACGGATAAACAAGTCGGAAAATAATTTACTTGTTTTTTAAATTTATATATATTTATATATAGTTAATTAACAAATCATAAATGGAGGTTATAATGCCAGAAGAAGTAAAATTCACAGAAGAAGAACTTAAACAAGTTCAAAACATACAAACTAGTTATCAAAATGTTCAAAATCAATTTGGACAACTTAAATTAACTCAAATCAGATTAGACCAACAAGAAATAGAATTAGGTGACGCTCTAAAACAGATTCAATCAGAGGAAAAAAAGTTTTTAGATGGAATTACAAATAAATATGGACAAGGAACTTTAAATCCTGAAACAGGCGTGTTTACAAAGATTGAAAATAAATCTGTATAAAATAAAAAAAATCATCGTTTGGGAGTTTAGTCATATATTTATATATGAATAATACTCAATGCGCAGAGTATTGTTTTTAGTATACCTCAAAATAAAAAAGTTAACTTAGGAGAGATTCAATGGCCGAAAAAATTATAAGTCCTGGTGTATTTACAAATGAAATAGACCAGACTTTTTTACCTTCTGCTGTTGCTGATATTGGAGCTGTGCTTATTGGGCCAACCGTAAAAGGCCCTGCAGGAATACCAACCGTTGTAACATCATTTTCTGATTTCAAAGCAAAATTTGGAGATGTGTTTACAGCTTTTAAAGGTAAGGATTCTAAAAAAGTACAATTCTTAACATCACATGCAGCTGAAGAATACTTAAAAAATTCAGACACATTAACTGTTGTTAGGATACTTGCACAAGGAACACAAGGTGTTTCAAAAGCAACTGCACCTGTGTCTTCATCGTTAGGTGTAGCTACAACAGGTGGTGTTAGTGCTTCATTCACATTAGAAACATTAGCTGATGGTGAAATAATGAACAATGGTGACGGAACATCAAGAACAAATAATATATTAATCAGTGGTTCAAAAGATAATATTAGATATGAAGTATCGAATGTAAATAATTCAAGAGGTACATTTACATTATTGATTAGAGCTGGTAATGATACACATAAAAGAAAACAAATTCTTGAAACATTTAATAACGTTAATCTTGACCCAAACTCACCAAACTTTATTTCTAAAGTAGTGGGTGACCAAACACAACAGGTTAAAACAGACAATGGTACAAAGTATTTACAATTAACAGGTTCATTCAAGAATAATTCAAGATTTGTAAGGGTTTCAAGTGTCGGTACACCTACAGTTGATTACTTAGATGAAAATGGAAATGTTAGAGAGACTGGAACACTTCCAGCTTCTGAAGGAAGAGGACCTGATATTACTGGTTCATTACCGAGAGCCGGTAGTGGTTCATTAAATGGTGGATTCACTGGTGCATTAGGTGGACATAGTGACTTTGATTCACTTGGTAACTTTGTTGGTGATAGTACACATTCTTCAAAAGCATTATTCTATGAAGAAATCATAGCTGCAAATACACAAGGACTCAACCCAACAGCAGCTGATGATGGATTAAATGCTTACACAGAAGCTCTTGATTTAATAGCAAACCAAGATGAATTTGATGTTAATTTAATTTTAATGCCAGGTATTATTGATGGATTACACACGGCTGTGTCTGCTAAAGCAATTGATGTGTGTGAATCAAGAGGTGATTGTTTTACAATTCTTGACCCGGTCGCTTATGGTTCAACATTAGCACAAGCTACTGCTCGAGGTGCAGCTAGAGATTCAAACTTTGCAGCAATGTATTGGCCTTGGGTTAAAGTACCTGATTCACAAGTTGCTGGATTTCAAAGATGGGTGCCACCATCAGTGGTATTGGGTGGAATTTATGCATTCAATGATAGAGTGGCTCATCCTTGGTTTGCTCCTGCTGGATTGAATCGTGGTGGAATCACAACTGCAATTCAGGCTGAAAGAAAACTTACTCAAGGTAATCGTGATGATTTATATGATAATAATATTAATCCAATTGCTACATTTCCTGGTCAAGGGGTAACTGTATTTGGACAAAAAACATTACAGAAAAAATCATCAGCATTGGATAGAATCAATGTAAGACGATTATTAATCAGAGTTAAGAAGTTTGTTGCAAGTTCATCAAGATTCTTGGTATTTGAACAAAACACAGCAGCTACAAGAAGAAGATTC